AATAGGCACAAGCAAAAATTCGGTTGATATATCTACTGTAGCAACCACTAACACACTACCTGTTAAAATCGTTGATTTTGTTGACGGACCAGATAGTGCAGTTGGTGATTCTTACACAGATGTATTGGTAATGTTTAACGTAGGGCATCAATTGCTCAACACAACAGGTATTGGTTAAGGAGTACAATTATGGCAGCTATATCAAGAGCTAATGAGCTTAAGCAGCTTCTCCCAGGACTTAATGCCCTGTTTGGAGAGGAATACAATAACTACGAGAATGAGCATGAAGAAATCTATGCTACTGAGAACTCTGAAAGAAGTTTTGAAGAGGAACTCAAGTTATCAGGTTTCGGAGCTGCTCCAGTAAAAGATGAAGGTTCAGCTATCAATTACGATACTGCACAAGAATCTTTTGTGGCTCGTTATACCCACGAAACAATTGCAATGGGATATTCTATTACAGAAGAAGCTATGGAGGATAACCTCTATGTTTCACTTTCTGGTAGATATACTAAAGCATTGGCTCGTGCAATGGCTTACACAAAACAAGTGAAAGCAGCGTATCCATTAAATAATGGATTCTCTACAACTTTCTCTTCAGGTGATGGTGTTGCTTTATTTAGCACAGCTCACCCACTTGTAAGTGGTGGAACTAACAGCAATAGACCTTCTTCAGGTGCTGACTTGAATGAAACATCTTTAGAAGATGCAGTAATTCAAATCGGTAAATATACTGATGAAAGAGGTCTTAAAATTGCAGCTAGACCCAGAAAACTAATAGTACCATCTGACCTTCAGTTTGTTGCTACTAGGTTATTGCAAAGTGACTACAGAGTCGGTACTGCTGACAATGACATCAATGCAATCAAAACTAATGGAGTGATTCCAGAAGGTTATTCAGTTAATCATTATTTAACTGATACTAATGCTTTCTTCATCACTACTGATGTTCCTGATGGCATGAAACATTTTGTCAGAGCACCAATGACTACATCTATGGATGGTGACTTTGATACTGGTAATGTTAGATACAAAGCTAGAGAAAGATATTCCTTTGGAGTATCTGACCCACTAGGTATCTTCGGTTCACCAGGTAGTTCGTAAGAACTTTAAGGGAGACTCATTATGGGTCTCCCTTTTTTTTATCTAGGGATATTATTAACTTCTCTATCAACTGCCCTAGCAGACTAGCCAAGATGATAGAGTTTTTCTCTTTAGGAGGGAAATATGGCGAACACAACTTTTAATGGTCCAGTTAGGTCAGAAGGCGGATTTGAACAAATCAGCAAGAACTCTAGCACAGGAGCTATAACAACTAATTTAGATATAGATACAAGTGGTAATATTACTACAACAGGGTATCTTTCTGCTTATTCTAATATAGAAAGTATTACAAGTGCTACGCATGATGTTGAGTCAACAGACTCAGGTAAAGTTTACACATTAAACAGAGCAGCAGGTATTGTAGTAACACTACCTACAGCAGCAGCAGGACTTAACTATACATTTATAGTAGGCACTACTTTTACAGGAGCAGGACAAATTAATACTGACAACGCTAGTGATTTATTTTCTGGTTTTGCTCAAATATTTGACCCAGCAACTGCTGGTGATACCAATACTTTTATTCCTGATGCAAGTGATGATGATACTATTGATTTAGGTTCAGCAGCACAGGGTTGGGCAGTAGGTGGAATTATTCGTTTACACGCAACTTCAGCAGCAGTATGGCATTGTGAAGCATTCCTTCATGGTGATGGTACACTAGCTACTCCATTCGAGTAAGGGGGTAAATAATGGCAGATGCAGTAACTTCACAAACCATCATTGATGGTGAAAGAAACTGTATTATGAAATTTACCAATGTCAGCGATGGCACAGGCGAATCCGCAGTAGCTAAAGTAGATGTGTCTGCTTTAACTTCTAACTCAGCAGGTGTATCTTGTTCTGAAGTTAGAGTATTGCGAGTTAGCCATGCCATTGTTGGTATGTCTGTTCAATTGTTTCTAAATGCTACTTCTAATGTTCTACTTATGGAACTGGCTGAAAGTAGTAATGGACACATGGATTTTGCAGATTTCGGTGGACTTCCTAATAATGCAGGTAGTGGTAAAAATGGTGACATTTTATTTACCACTAAAGGTCACTCTTCAGGAGACACTTATTCCATTACATTAGAAATGGTTAAAGTGTATTCTGATTAATCGGAGCTAATTATGGCTAAAATCAAAAATTATGTAATTTCTGAAACTGGTGAGTTTCCTCCACAGTATAAAGTTTTACATCTAGATGAAGATGGAATCTATAGACCTATATTTGGTCCTGACCCTGATTTAGAAGATGCAGAACGTAAGTGTGATGAAATGAATGGTGAAAGAGCTAGAAATAAAGATGGTCATTATATGGCTGACGACCTTTCTACTCCTGATATCAATGAGGCTTATGTTGGTGGTAAAGCACCTAAGAAAAAAGCTGTTAAGAAAAAACCAGCTAAGAAAACTACAACTAAAAAGAAAACTACTAAGAAAAAGTAGTATCATTTATATTTATAATACTCTGGTAAAACGGAGTATTATATTTATTCAATTGGAGAAATTATGAAAAAATCTAAATATATGGCTGGCGGTGGTAAGTCAGGAATGAAAAAGTCTAAATATATGGCAGGTGGTGGTAAGTCAGGTGTTGAGGTTGGCAAACAACAAAGTGTCATGCAATACAAAGATTACGTTAAGAAAATGTTTGGTGGTGGTATGACTTCTGAACCAGCCTTAAAAAAGAAAAGAACTAAAGGCATGGCTAAAGGTGGTAAGAGCTAAATAGAGTTCTGATGACCAAAAGAAAAAGAGAAAATCCTATACCTAAAACAACTAAAGGTAAAGGAGCTAACTATCGCCCTACTAAATCTGGTGCTGGTATGACAAAGAAAGGAGTTGCTGCTTATCGCAAAGCAAATCCAGGTTCTAAATTAAAAACTGCAGTAACAGGTAAAGTAAAAAAAGGAAGTAAGGCTGCAAAACGCAGAAAGTCTTACTGTGCTAGGTCTTTAGGTCAGTTAAAAAGAAGTTCAGCTAAAACACGAAATGACCCTAATTCTAGAATTAGACAAGCTCGTAGAAGATGGAAATGTTAATATGGCAATTTCAAGAACAAACATAAAAAATCAAATAACAAAAGCACCTTCATCCAAAAAAAAAGTTACAAAAACTAAATCTGGTATAACTGTAACCAGAATTAAAAAGGATAAATAATGGCTACAAGTGGAACAACTACATTTAACTTAGATATAAGCGATATTATGGAAGAGGCTTATGACCTTTGTGGTTTAGAGTTACGTTCAGGATATAGCTATAGAGGAGCAAAAAGAGCTTTAAATTTAGTTTTTTTAGAATGGCAAAACAAAGGATTAAACCTTTGGACTGTAGAACAAGCAAGTGTTTCTTTAACTGCAGGAACAAGCAGTTATACTATAGCTTCAAGTGCATTGGATGTTGTAGATGTATTTATTAGAACTGATGCAGGTGATACAAATAAACAGTTTGACCAAAGATTAAATCGTATTTCTAGAACAGAATATAATCATCAAGCTAATAAACTTACACAATCTAAACCTACCCAATTTTATGTAGATAAAGATGATGACGCTGTAAAAATTGTTGTTTGGTCAACACCTGATGCTGCACAAACATACACGCTTATATATGATTATGTAAAAAGAATAGAAGATGTTGGAACAATTGCTAGCAATAATCCAGATGTTCCTGCTAGGTATTTGCCATGTTTAACTTATGCTCTTGCATATAATTTAGCTTGTAAATCACCTGAAGCACAAAATCGAGTTCCTATGATAAAACAAAGATATGATGAACTTTGGAATGATGTAAGTGAAGCTGATAGAGAAAAAGCTGCAGTTAAATTTGTTCCTGATTTATCAATAAGCGGATACTAATGGCATACGCAAGAGCAAGTAAAGCTTTAGGTCAATGTGATAGATGTGGCTTTTCTTATAAATTAAATACATTGCAATATCAAATAGAAGATGGAAAACGTAATGGTTTGAGAGTTTGTTATGATTGTTTAGATGAAGACCAACCACAATTAAAAATTGGTGAAGTAAATACAAACGACCCACAAAATTTATATAACGCAAGAGTAGATACAGGTAAAACAAATTCTACATCATATGCAGCTTTTGACCCTATTGGTGGTGGTGTTACTGAGTTTGGTTCTTCAACTATGGGTTTAGATATTAAAGGTGAAGTAGGTAAATTAAAAGTGAGTACAGAATGAGTTGGACATTTACAACATTAAAATCAGCTATACAAGATTATACGCAAAATACTGAATCAACCTTTGTGGCTGATTTAGGAACTATAATAAAACAAGCTGAAGATAGAATAGTAAAATCTGTAGAACTACCAAATTTTAGAAAAAATGTAACTGGTTCTTTTACAAGTGGCAATCAGTATTTATCAACACCATCTGATTATTTATATCCTTTTTCTTTAGCAGTTTTAGATAGCGATAGTGCATACACTTATCTTTTAAGCACAGACGTAAGTTTTATAAGAGAAGCATATCCATCAGCTTCTTCTACAGGAGTGCCAAAACACTATGCACAGTTTGACGATAATACTTTTATTGTTGGACCTACACCTAATGCAAATTTAACTGCTGAATTGCACTATTATTATATTCCACAATCAATAACAGAATCATCTGATGGAACAAGTTGGTTAGGTACAAATGCACCTGAACTTTTATTGTATGGAAGTTTGTTAGAGGCTTATACATTTATGAAAGGTGAGCCAGACATAATGGTAAATTATGAAAAAAGATTTCAAGAGGCTTTACAAAGATTAACTTTGTTATCAGATGGTTATAATCGTAAAGACGCTTATAGAGATGGACAAAGGAAAATAGATGTCTAATGACCCAATAATTGAACTACAAGGCAAAAATATTGCATTAGTAGCTATGGGTCAAAGTCAAATAGATTTTCATTTATCACAAACGCATAGCGTTGAATTTGACGAAATTTGGGCAATTAATGCCATGATAGGTGTTTTACCAAATATTGATAGAGCATTTATTCTTGACCCAATGAGTAGATTTTTTGATACTGAAGATGCAGGTACTATGACTGGCATGATGCGTAAACAACTGCCACTTGCAAGTTACCCTATTTATACTTGTGAGTTAGATGAAAGAGTACCTGCAGCTTTAGAATATCCTATAGAATCAATAGTGCGTGATTTAGGATGTGCATATTTTAATAATACAATTCCCTATGCAATTGCTTATGCTATATGGAATAAAGTTAATAAAATTAGTATTTTTGGTGTGGATTTTACTTATAGAAGTAATATGCACTTTGCAGAAGCTGGTAGAGGTTGTGTTGAATTTTGGTTATCAAAGTGTATAGATGCTGGAATACAAATAGAAATAGCACCCAGGTCAACTTTGCTTGATACAGATATAGGTTTTGAAGAAAAATTATATGGTTATCACAGATTAAAAAATCCTAAAGTTGCTTATCAAAATGGTCCAATAATGAGTGTTTGTAAATTATCAGATATAGAAATAGAAGAAAAACCAAAGCCAGTTGGAATTATAGGAAGAAAAGATTTAAACTTATCTGAACCAGTAGAACCAAAGGAATATTAATGCAAACAGACAAATTTGAAATATCAATAGGTGATTTAGGAGTACAAACAACTAATAATAGAGGTCATACTATTGAAGAGGTTGCTGAAATGGCAACAAATAAATTAATATCTATAAGTGATACTGCACCTATGGAGATTAAAGCTCAAGCACACGCTTTTAGAGATAGAACCAAATGGGTTATTGCACATTATGTAAAAGAAGGTATAAAAAACCATACTTGTACTATATGCAATGAATTAGAAAAACAAGGTCATAAAGACCTAGCAAATATAATAAGGAGGCTGTAATGGCTATTACACAAGCAATGTGTACTTCTTTCAAAAAAGAACTTTTGGAAGGTGTGCACAATTTTAAAAACTCAGGTGGCAACACATTTAGATTAGCACTCTATACGAGTTCAGCAACTATGAGTGCAGCAACAACTGCGTACACAACTTCACAAGAAGCAAGTGGAACAAACTATACTGCTAAAGGAGAATCTTTAACAAGAGTTGACCCTACAAGTTCAGGAACTACAGCATTTACTGATTTTGCTGATTTAACTTTTGGAACAGCAACTGTAACAGCTAGAGGTTGTATGATTTTTAATGACTCCGCATCTGGCGACCCAGCAGTAGCAGTATTTGATTTTGGTGCAGATAAAACATCTACAT